CAGTGGGTTTCATATCTAAAGGCAACCTTCAAGGGTCTTGAGGACCCTGAGATGAAGAAGCAAATTGAAACTTTGATTGCTCGTGCCAACAAGTTTAACATGAGTGAAGATGAATTCATGTCACAACTTGAAGGCACAAAGTGGTGGCAGAATACATATCCAACCCTTCGTTCGTTCTTTATCGAGAGCAATGACCCACGCAACAAGGCAAACTTTGCGCTTAAGGTAAAAGAAAATATTGAAAAGGTTACTCGTAAGTTAGAGTCACTTGGTATCCGTATTAACGATATTGACCCAGCCACTGGCAAGATTATTGATAACACAGAACTTATCAGAGGCATTGCTTTACAGGGTATCGAAAACGCTTGGGATGATAACGACTTCAATGATTACCTTGCTAGTCGTTCAGATGTTCTATTTACAGGTGGCGGAACTATTGGCTCATCCTTTGAGAACATCAAGCGCCAGGCTTCACTCTATGGCGTAAGCATTGATAAGAACTTTGAAAAGGAAATTAACCTTTCGCTTCTTGACACCAATGACCAGCGTGATTCTAACTACTGGCTAAATGAAATGAAGCAGCAGGCTTTTGATAACCCAATGTATAAAGCATTTGCTCCTGCAATGAAGGATAACAACCGTACTTTGTATGAGGTAACAAATAGTTACCGTAAGCAAATGGCTGACCTACTTGAAGTAGATGCCAGTGCAATTACTTGGAAGGACCTTATGGATAAGGCAGTTGATAGTACAACGGGTAATGCCCGTACATTTGCTGACTTCACAAAGGCTCTTAAGAAAGACCCAATGTGGCAATACACCAAGAACGCTAAAGAAACATACAGTGGCATGGCTCTCGACATTGCCAAGATGTTCGGATTTGTGGGGTAATCATGGCAGATGCAGCATCCGCACTGCGGAAATTAACTAGCGGTCAAACGCTTACAAATGAAGAACGCAAACTTCTTGGTATGGCTCCTGTTGCAGAAAAAGCACCTGCACCTACTACATACAATCAGCGTGTTGTTGCTGCCATAAAAGGTGGCTATCAAAATGAACTAGATGTTAATGCTAACCGAGTAACTCCTAAGCCTACTCCAAAGCCAGATGATAAACCAACCTGGGTTAAGGCTGGAACTGTTCAGACAGTAAATGGTCCAGTTGATGTTGATGCAAATGGCAAAGCACAAGATGGTTCTGTACCTATTGCTGTAAGCAAGACACCAGAAGAAGATATGCTCTTTGAGTTCACTGACCCAGATACTGGCGTGATTACAAAGTTTAGGACCGCTGGAGAACTTAGCGCCTTTGCAGTTAAGTGGGCTACTGGCAAAGCAGCAAATACAAAAGCAGACCTTGCTGCACAGCAAAAGGCTATTGACGATAAGAACCGTAAGACAGCACAGCAAGAATTCCGCGCTGCTCTATCTGAACTTGGTCTTGGTGATTTAGCAGATGCAGTAGATAAGATGATTACTGAGGATAAAACAGTATCTCAAATTAAACTTGAACTTCCAGGTACCCAAGCATACAAGGATAGATTTCCTGGTATGGCAGCACTTAAGGCTGCAGGACAGGCTATCTCTGAGGCTACATATATTGCCAATGAGCGTGCAATGATTCAGTCTGCTAACGCTTACGGAATTGATAAGGCTCTTGTTACTCGCTCATTACTTGGTCAGTACATTGGCAATCAGGTTGCCCCAACAGAGTTTGAGCGCCGTGCAGAGATGGCTGCTAACCGTGTAGATAAGCGCACAGATGTAGTAGAAGCAATGACAACATACTTCCCTGGAGTTGATAAGGGTGGTTTGATTACATACCTTCTTAACCCAACTATCGGTATGGATGTTATTAAAAAGCAAGTTCGTGCTGCTGAAATTGGTGCTGCTGCTGTTGCTGGTGGATACACCAAGACAGGTCTTGGAACAGTTAATCTGTCTAAGGCAGAAAGCCTCATTGATGCTACTGGCACAAAGGACCTTGCTCAACTTAAGGCAGAGTTCGGTCAAGCGGGAATCCTTGGCAGAACTCAGGCACGCCTTGCTGGTATTGAAGGTCAGCAATATGACACCTTTGAATCAGCGCAGGCTGTGATTGGCAGTGATGCTGCAGCAATCATGGCTTCTAAGAAGCGTGCAGAGCGCGAGGCAATGTTCCGCTTCGGTGGGCAGTCTGGCGTAAGCGCTTCATCACTTCGTTCAACCGAAGTATTTTAAAGAATCCCCACCCTGACCGACCAGCCCAGGGGGGCGTAACAGTCTGGTAGCGATAGCCAATGAAGTTCCCCGACTTCGTTGTGGATTGCGAATACAACTAACTAAGGGAGATAGGTAGATGACTACCAACTATGAATACACTGACGAAGATGACGACATCATGGACAACAATGATGGCGGAATCACACAACTTCGTAAAGTAAACCGTGCACTCGAAAAGCGTGCAAAGGAACTTGAAAAGGAGTTAATGGGTCTTAAGACACAAACTCGTCAGCGAACAATCAAGGATGTACTACAAACTCGTGGCGCTAATCCTAAAATCGCAGCGTTTATTCCAGCCGACATTGAACCATCCGAGGATGCTGTATCAGCATGGCTAACAGAATACGGTGATGTATTTGGATTTAATCCAGAAGCCACAAAAGAAGAACAGGCTCCTGCCAAGGACCTTACTGCTAACCAGCGAATTAGCAATGTCATATCAACTGGTCAAGTACCAACGATTGACGAAGATGCTCTTTCAAAGATTATGGCTGCAGCGGGTCCTGAGGCTTTGGACCAAATCCTTGGTGTCCAACGCTAAACCAAACCTACCAATCACACTTTAAGAAAGGGTGAACCCAAGTGGCATATACAGACACAACAGCCATGGCTGGCTTAATCAAGACAGCCTATGACCGCTATGTTGAGTTTGCGCTTCGTTCACAGCCAATGGTCCGTACCATTGCTGATAAGAAGCCAGCACAGCAAGCAATGCCAGGTTCAACCGTTGTATTCTCACTTTACAACGATTTGACCGCGGCAACTGCAGAACTCGGTGAAACAACAGATGTAGATGCAGTAGCACTACCAGATGTTTCAACAGTTTCTGTAACTCTCAAGGAGCGCGGAAACGCTGCTATTGCTTCACGCAAGTTGCAGTTATTCTCACTCTCAGATGTTGACCCTGCTATCGCAGACATCATTGCATTTAACATGGCAGACTCTATTGACAAGTTGGCTATGGAAGAACTCCGTGGTGGCACAAACGCTCTCTACGGCGGAACTCGTACATCAACAGCAACACTTACATCATCAGATGTAATTGACTCTGCTGACCTTCGCAAAGCAATTACAAAGTTGCGTTCAGGCAAGGCTGTCCCACGCCAGGGGAACCTCTACTGGGTTGGTATCCACCCAGAAGTTTCACACGACCTTCGTGCAGAAACAGGTTCAATCGGATGGCGTGACATCCATGGCGGAACAGACTCAGTTGCTGCACAGAACATCTTTGCAGGTTCTATCGGAACCTACGAGGGTGGATACTTCATTGAGTCAGACCGTATGTACAACGCTAAGACTGGTGCAGACCAGACAGCGCTTGCTACAACAACAGCAACAGTTGCTGGCGTATCTGCTCAGTACACAATCGGAGTTGCTTCATCTTCTGTTATCGCACAGCGTGCAGAAGTTGGCGACAAGATTGCTGCAACAGGTATTGATGCTGCTGCTAAGATTGCTGCTATTGCAACATCTGGCAACACAACAACAATCACAGTTACACTGCCAAACACAGCAGCAGTAACAGTTGGTGCTACCGTTACAGTTACACCAGTGACTCGTGTATTCAACACATTTATCGCTGGTAAGCAGGCTCTTGCTGAGGCAACAGCCGTTGAACCAAATGTTGTTATCGGTCCAGTCACTGATAACCTCAACCGTTTCCGCCCAATCGGATGGTACGGCGTGCTTGGATTTGCTCGCTACCGCGAAGCATCTCTCTACCGCATTGAAACAGGTTCATCTGTCGCTGCTAAGTAGTAGCGTGGGGGGCAGGGGTAAAACCCTGCTCCCCTTTAACCTCAAAGGAAATCATGGCGACATATAAGTTTAGAACTCCAACAGTACCTGAAACACCACTAGGTCAAGGTGCCTTGTTCTCTCGCTATGAGTTGGATAGAGGCATATCTGTCCTTAGGAAGAACGGCATATATTCCTCATACCGTTACCCTTCCCTAGAAGAAACATTGAACGCCGAAGAAGTTTATCTTGGCGGAAGAATTTACGATATTGATGAAGCCACAAAGAACAGCCTTACGGCTGCTGGCTACGGAGAATACATAACAGAGGGATAAGATGGCTTGTAGAACAGGTTGTCCTACACAGGACCACGAGAATTGGGGCGCTTGCCTCAGGGCATCCAACTTAGAAATGTCCACAGGTGATGCTAATCACCTAAAGCCCATGTCAGACAAAAAGTGGAACGCAGAACTTAAGGCATATAAAGATGCCAGAGCACAAGGAATTCAGCCAAGTGGAACTTCTATGAAGAAGATTCAAGAGGCTGTTGATATATCAAACAAAACAGGCAAAGCCTACGGAGCATAAGGAGCAAGTCATGTCAGTTAAGGGCGAGAAGTACAAGTCAATGTCAGCAATGAAGCGCCATGAAAAGGGCGAAGGCTCCAAGGAACGCATGATGGAATACGGCAAAAAGAGCATGGCTAAGAAGGCTGTTGCAAAGAAGGCTGTTGTTAAGAAGATGGGTAAGAAGAAGTAATGGCAACCAAGAAGCCTATGGCAGCAAAATGCAAAAAGTGTGGCAAGTCAAAGAAAATGTGTAAGTGCTAATGAAAAAAACTAAAGTTGAAAAAGTGATGGGTGAGTTTAAACGAGGCACCCTTCACTCTGGTAAGAAAGGTCCAGTAGTTAAGTCTAAGAAGCAGGCAGTTGCTATTGCTCTTAGCGAGGCTAAGAAGGCAAAGAAGAAAAAGTAATGCCAGCCAAAAAGGACTCACGCCTTGCTCGCGCAGGCGTTTCTGGCTTCAA